CCCCTTTAAAACCGCTCTCATGTGCTTTGCAGATGAGGGCGGGGTGCCGCGCCTGAAGCCACTGATAACCGCGGCGTTCTCGGAACATCCAGCGCGTAAATACATACAGGCTTTCAAAACAAAGGCTGCGTGTAACAAACAATTCTTTCTCGTCAAACTGCTTTAATGCCATTTTATTTTAAATTCCTTTGGAAGATTAATTTAAAATGGCATTAAAGCCGTCTATAAGATTAGCATTTTATGCTAAATCTCTCGCAAAACGTCTTCGGCTATCTTACGATACTCTTCCGCGTCTATCCGTACCGTTGGCGTCATGCTGCCATCGCTCGATTTAACGTCAAGCTCCGATTTATCGCTCCATTTCCCACGTTGGCGATTCTTCAACCAAAAAATAGCAGCAGGCGTGTCAGGCGGGTAATATTTCGTCAGTGGGGTTTGGATAATTTCTCCACCAACTACCCGAATATCTACGTCAGGGGCTTCATAGCCCATAGCACGCTGATACAGTCGGTCAGCGACATTTGCATCCGCCAACATCTTCCCTTTTTTTACGGACTCGCAAAACTCTGGGAAATCATGTTTCCATCGGTTGATTGTAGCTTCGTCCACATCAAAAAAATCAGCCATATCATCATCCGTTGCACCTAATAAGCACAACTTCTGCGCCTGTGTAGCATACTCAGGTTTGTATTTCGTCGGACGCCCGATAGGGCGTTTTTCTTTCTCGCTCATATCGAACCTCTCAGAAAAAGAAAGCCGCCAAATTCCGACCCTAATCAGAATTTAGACGGCAAGGAGTGTAAACACAGCAACATAAAAGGGATAGCCCCATACCGATGACGGCAGGGGCTATGTGCAAGAACCACTTTACAGCCTGTCATGGCAGGCGACCATTAGGCCGGGCAAACGCTGTTTCACTTGCTCCGCGTTTTTTACAGAGACCAACAAGGAGAGTGGGGCGCGACCCCCTGTTTATTTGGAAGCGTCCGCGTCATCTTCCTCAACGGCTAAGCCGCCCCTTTTGCCGTTTGCCAGTTTTGGCATGGCTAGAAAACCTGAAATTCAGGTCGTCTGAAAACGCAAAAACCGCCCTGTAAAGGCGGTTTATATAGCTATTTCCAAACTATACCATAATTCTACCAAAACATTACACGGGCATCAATAGTTATTCTAAAACTTTTTCCACTTTACCATCTGAGTGCAATACTTCCAACTTTTCAAATGACGCATTGACTTTCGCACCGCCTTGTTTGATTTTCGCCATTCTTAAATCATTAGCCGCTGCTGTGAATATCATCTCAGCCGTCTCACTAGGATTCAGCGTTTTTTTAAAGACCTCATCACCCATATTCAGGGTAACAGAGCCATCCACACCCTCAACAACCAACCTAATTGCGCTATTTATGGCGTCTATGCCCTTGTCGCTGTTATTGGTAAATGACAATTTCAGGTTAAGCCCTTCGCCAATACCGGGAATCTCCGTGTTTTCAAATCCTGAATAACTTACCGAATAGGTTTTTTGAACTTTTTCAGCCGCCGCTTTCTTCGCTGTTTCCGCTGCCCCTTGCTTGGCGATAAATTCCTTTTGACGTTTGATTGCTTCGCCGACCGTTACGCCATATTCCGCCTTTTCGCCAAACAGACCATTTCCTTCTGCGCGTAAAAAGTAGCCTAAAACCAATTTTTTATCTTCATCAGGTAATTTCTTCAAGTCGCCTGAATGCGTTTCAATATCTTCCTTTTTACTGATAACCACATCTTTCACATCCGTACAGCCCGCCAAGAAAGCAGCGGATAACATGGCTGCAATTAATAATTTCTTCATTTTTCATCCTTCTGGTTTAATAGTAATTGGGTGTTTAGGATTATGCCACAGGATTTAAATTCGTCATACAGTTTTACCCCCGCCGTGTACTCCAAAGCAGCAATAATCGATTTCACTTTTTTCAACTGCTTGTAAAAATACCCGTTCGAAATATTGTATTTATCCATAATCTCAAGTCGTTTAGGTCGCTCTTTCAAAATATGGCTCACTAGTGCATCACACAGTAACAGATTCACGCCGTTGTTTTGCTCCTCGATGTATGCCGTCAGGTCGATAATACCGCTCAAGTCGCTGCTGTATTTACACTCTACCGCCGCTAACTCGTAGCGGTTCAGCACGCGCTCTATACGGCTGATAATCATCGCGGCGTTTGCGTGTGTCTCGGCTTGCGTTAATTCTCCACCGCCGCCCATCACGCCTTTGCTTTCACACCATGCGCAGACAGACGCCGTGTTATTTAACGGCTCCATCCGCACACCTTGAATTTTATAAACATCCCGTAAGACTTGTTCCACGTTCTTGTACATCAAAACTCCCAAATTATTCCAAATTCCCCAGCCGCCCACGATTGCAGGCGGTTTTGATAGTCCGTCATCTCAGCCGTATTAAGCGTTGTCGTGCTTATCGGCGTTTTGACTTCTGTGCCGTCGGGCATGGCTTTAATATCAAAGCCCAGTAACACGCCTTTGCAATAGTCGTGCCACGTTTCCGCGCTGTACCGCCTGCCGTTGACCCATGCCTTATCCGCCAATTCCCCGTAAATTTTCCAAAGGCGGCGGTTTTGCTCGATGCTGCGTTTGGATTTGTGCGGTCGGATCGTGATATCTAAATTGCCGTTTTCAAACCAGCCGTTCAGGTTGTCCCAAATCGACCGCATGACTTCCTTTTTGTTTTCGGGCGTCAGTCTGAATTTCGCTTCGTTCATTTCAATATCCTGAAATTTATGCCAAACCAAATAACAAAACCCAATACACCGATGACTATCCCAAGTAAAACCAAAAATATTACTAAAATCCAACTCATTTCAGACGACCTTTCACGCTGATAATCTCCAAATCCACAAGGCGGCCCATCGTACGGAATTGCGACCGCCGCATATAAAACTCTTTGTCTTCGCGGCTCAACTTGATATGCGACCGACCATCTATCACGTCATGACAGGAGCTACACCCAAATCCGCCGCTCAAGTCATCGCTTTTCAGCCCCATGCCGTGCGTCTCGCTTGGGAAATGGCAAAAGACGACGGTTTCAGGGTTGTAATTGCACACCCCCGCGATGTTGAGTGTGCATTGCTCGCCTTTAGCGGCTTTGCGTATTGCACTCATTTCTTTTTCCTTTTCCTTTTGGCGCGGTTTTTCAGTGTTGATTTAAGCGCGCTTCGCTTATTCATAATTTCGTCATAAAATCGGTAGAGAAATGCCAACCGTCTTAATTCATCCCTGCTCATTCCAACTCCTCAACCTTTATCACCAAGCCGCCGCCTGCGACCGGCTCATTGCTATACTCGGCAACAATACGTCTGACCTGATTGTCGTTTTCGTAGGCGACGCCCTGTAACGCGTCCAAACAGACTTTCAGGCAGTTATCCAAATCCAAGCAGACTTTGCTTGCCGACCCGTCCTTGTTCGCCTTTGGGACTAGTTGCACCGTCAGGCTTACCGCCTTACCAGTCGGCTTGATACCGTTTTCAGCGGCGATGGCGGCAACCCGCGCCTTGTATGCCACCGCCTCCTTGCTGACGATTTGACGGTTGCGGAACGTCCGCCAATATCGATTTGTACTAATGGGGTAGGGTAGACTTAAAACTGCCATTTCAACCCCAATTCTTCGTAAACTCGTTTAGCCGCGCCCGTGTTCCAGTAGGCAGGGCTTAAAAGCGGAAATTCCTGATTTGCCTTTCGTGCGGCCTCGCGCATTGAGATACTCACATCAACCACTTTCCCAGTTCTCAATTCATCCCGCTTTTGCTTCAGGGTTTCTTTGTTTTTTTCTCGGTAATATCTGCCCTCTATGCTGCAACACTCCTTGCATTTGGACTTAAACGTACTGTTCCCATAGGCATCCAAGCCGCTTTTGTGATACTCGCTCAACGGCTTTTCTTCACCGCACCTGATACAAACTTTCGTCATTTTTGCGTTCTCCATTTTTCAAATTCGTTTTTCCGTTTTGCCATCGTTGCCGCCGGCGCGGCTTCAAACTTACCTTTGTCGCACTCATAGCCACCAAAGTAATATTTAGACCGCTCTTCAGGGTTTCGCGCCTTTGTGCATCTCGCAAACCCGCGCATCGTGCTTTCCGATTCAGCTTTAAAATCTGCGTGTAGGCAGTGGTAGCAGGTTTCAGACCTCATACTCATTTCCCCACTTGTTACCCTGCTCGGTCGGTGTCCAATTCAGATCAGGCTCGTTTTCAAATCGTGCAAACTGACCTTTCCACCCGCAAACCACGCTGCCCATTTCGCCATCACGGTTTTTGGCGATAATCAACTCAGCAAGATGCGGGTTGACTTGGTTGTCGTAGTAGCTTTCGCGGTGCGGCATGATGATGATGTTTGCGTCCTGC